GATCAAGCTGACTTCCCAACGGACGTAACTTGGCCCACTAAGCCTGCTTTACATACACAACTTAACAGCTAATAGTGAAAGGACACGAAGATGGCTATACAGATAAGCGGCACGTCCGTTATTAACGACAGCAGGCAGTTGCAAAACATTGCGTCTCTGGATTCCACAACAACGGCTACTATTGCGGCGGCAGCGGGCGGTTCGTATTACCCAACATACAACAGAGTACATTTTGGTACTGGTGCCTACACCACAACCGCTGGCGCTATAAGTTACCTTGCTCTCTTTGCAACTAGTGCCACAACATCCTCAACACTGACTCTTACGGTTACAGGCACCATAACAAGTTATAGATACTGGACTATTGGGAACGCTCCAACGGCGTCAACTTATTACGGAGTTAGTTCAGTAGCAGCTGCTGTGCGAGGTGACGGTGGTTCCAACAACGGGTATAACAGACCTTTGGTTTACTTTGAGGTCAAAGCGGGCAGTAACGTAACATTTACTCCTAGTGGCACGAATTCCCAGTACGTCAACTATCAGGTGTTTACGGTAGTTTAATATAAGACATTAGGTGCAGAAGTTTTTGGAGGTTTTACGATGGCAACTTTTTATATTTCCCATAGATCAGATGGGTCAATAATAGCAATTTATAGTGAACGGGCAGACGCTGATTTCAATTGCCCACAAGACGCTACGATTATAACTATGGAGTCTGATACGTATCCAGAGCCATTCAGGAAGCAAATTGTGAATGGTGTTTACGTCGATGACACTGAAGAAAGAGAACCATTAGACGGGGTTCCCTTAGACAACCCGTACTCGGGTTAGATGCAGACATCACTTGGCCCACTAAACCTGAATAAGGACTTACAATGCTAGGTTTTGCCCCCTTTTCTGGTGCAGCCCTTGCCGATGCGGGCAGCGGCGAGCTTCTGTTTATCCCTACAGGTGTTGTGGGGACAACCGCCGTTGGTTCTGTTACAGTTACTGGGGATCAGATCGGTCTAACGCTTGGGTCCGTAGAGGGGACCGCTCTAGTTAATCCCGATACCGTAGTGGTAGACGCGGGTGCGACAGGCACGTTTGCTATAGATCAGTTGAACGGGCTTGTTGGCTCAATAACCGCCGCTGCGAGCGCGGGGGTCGCAGTTACGGGTGTTTCCGCTACGTCTGCGGTTGGATCAACTACGGCAGTGGGCACTGCCAATATAGCAGTAACCTCACCACAACTATCTGGTGTTCTTGGTTCTCCAACAGTAAAAGGCAACGCTGTTTTTGCTATTACTGGCGTTGCAGCTGCAGGCGCTGTGGACGAGGTCACAATATTCGCAACGGAAAATATCGTTGTGCCAGTAACTAATGTTGCGGCTACAGGCGCGATAGGCACGGTTATTCTTGTGGGCACGGCTAACGTCTTCCCTGACGGAGTCCAGAGTACAGGCGAAGTCGGAAGTCCGACGATTACAGGGACCGCCGCGTTCAGTGTAGCAGGTGTATCTGGCACGGCGGTAGTAAACGCCGACTTCGTTGTGGTAGACGCGGGCGCTGACGTAGATGTAACTGGAGTTTCTGCTACAGGTAGTGTAGGATCGGTAGTAACAACAGGGACAGCGGTAGTAATACCTTTCGGAGTGGTAGCTCAAGGCGAGATAGGGGTTGCCGTTGTTTGGGGGCCAATTATACCAAATCCCGGGAACACTTGGACGGGTGTAAACCCTACTCCGAGTACGGTTTGGACGGGGATAGCAGCATGAGGATGACCAATGCCTAGTACATTTACAGATAACACAGGCATAGAGCTGCCTGCTAACGGCGAACAGTCCGCCACATGGGGCAACACCGTAAATACCAATATGGAAATTATAGACCGTATCACTAACGGTGTAGGTCAGTTAGGGCTTTCGGGTTCCAGCAGCACACTTACTATTTCAGACGGTCAGGTTTCGACAGGGCATTTTAAAGTACTGGAGTTGTCCGGTAGCCCTACTAACGGGCATGTTCTTACGGTTGCACCAAACAACGCTGAACATGTGTATATTATGCGGAATAACACCTCAGTAACAGTGCAAATTAATCAAGGAGCTTCTGGCGGTTCCCGCGTTAATATCCCGGGGAATACGACTAAAATTGTATCCTGCGCAGGTGACGGTTCAACTTCGAATGTTAGTGACATTACCGGAAATTTAAGTCTGGGTTCTTTGATATTAGGTGGCACCATAGTCACTGCTTCGGCGGCAGAGTTAAATGTTCTTGACAACATGACCTCGTCCACGGCGGAGTTGAATGTGTTGACAAGCATGACTTCGACTACTGCGGAGTTAAATGTTCTTGACGGTATCCCTGCTACACTGACGGCTGTAGAGCTTGGGTATGTAGATGGAGTCTCGTCTGCTATTCAAACGCAGCTCGACGACATCACCACTGCCCCTACGTTCGTTTCGCCTTTAACCGTTACAGGGGGCACTCAAAGCTGGGTCGCTACAGCCTCTGGCGCTAATCTTACGTTCTCGTACGCAGGTACAAATGTCATGCGGATAGACGGGTCAGGGAATCTGACTGTTACGGGTAACGTGGGCAGTGCCGCAACAATTTCATAATAAGTCCGCCGGAGGTTTATAATGCCACTACAAAAGCTCCAGTTCCGCCCGGGTATCGTGCAAGATGCTACGGACTACACCAACGAAGGTGGGTGGCGTGACGGCGACAAGATAAGATTTCGTTTGGGCATGCCTGAGACAATCGGCGGGTGGACTAAGCTGACGAGTTCTACGATGCTTGGGACGTGCCGTGATCTTCACCCTTGGACAAATTTAATAGGAACTAGACTTGTCGGTGCGGGGACTAATATAAAGCTCTACGTCTTAGATGGTGCTCAACCTGTAGACATTACGCCCATTCGCCGCACCGTCACTCTCGGAGCAAACCCCATCCAAACGATCAATTCGGGGAATCCCTCCGGCAATGGGTATATAAGAATTACCGACTCAAACAACGGAGTTTTTCTTGGGGACTATGTGACGTTCTCTGGAGCTACCACCGTAGGCGGTATAACGGCGGCTCAAATAAACCAAGAACAACAAGTTATTGAGGTCGTAAACGCTAATACCTATATTGTAGATACTGGTGGGACCGCCACGTCCGTTGCAACGGGCGGCGGGTCTTCTGTGGTTGCAGCGTACCAGATCAACGTTGGTCTGGACTCGGCAGCTTCGGGTAGCGGTTGGGGCGCGGGTGTTTGGGGGCGTGGGGCTTGGAACTCTGCGGCTTCCGTCACTATCCCGGGGGCTAGTCTCCGACTTTGGTCTATGGATAATTTTGGTGAAGACCTTTTGGCAAACCCCCGTGGTGGGGGCATTTACTACTGGGACACCTCTGCAGGGACATCTTCCCGTGCTGTAAACATTACCAGTGTAAGTGGTAGTGCTCAACCTCAAGTAGCTAATATTGTGCTGGTTTCCGAACGAGATCGTCACGTTATGGCGTTTGGCTGCGACCCAGAAGACGACCCCGGTGTTCTAGACCCTTTAACCATACGGTTCTCTACTCAGGAGAGCTTTACTGTTTGGAACGCATCGCCTACCACCACTGCTGGTGAATTGCGTATTGGTACGGGTTCCAAAATCGTAGCAGCCGTGCAGACAAAACAGCAGGTTGTCGTATTTACTGATAGATCAGTTAGCGCCCTGCAGTATATCGGTGATCCGTTTACCTTTGGTCTAAGCGAGGTATCGACTAACACTTCTATATTGGGCCAGAACGCTGCTGTAGCCATTGGAGACGCTGTTTACTGGATGGGTAACGATGTGTTTTACCGTTACGATGGTAACGTAAGCCTTATACCGTGCCCTGTGGAAGAATACGTATTTGATAATGTAAACACTTCCCAGCTTAGTAAGGTCACGGCGGGCAGCAACACCGAATTTAACGAGGTTTGGTGGTTTTACCCATCTGCATCTAGCGAAAATAACGACCGCTACGTTGTGTATAACTACGCCGATAACCTATGGTTTTACGGTACTATTGATCGTACCGCTTGGGATCAGAGCGGCGTTTCTGGTTTCCCTATCGCTGCATCCCCTGACGGCAACATCTACTTCCAAGAAAACGGTTTTTCCGATGGAAGTACGAACCCCCCAAGCCCAATCAACAGTTACATCGAGTCAAGCGGCGTTGATATCGGGGATGGGCAGCAATTTATGTCCGTTAAACGAATCATGCCCGACATAGGCTTTAGAAACTCTACGGGCGATCCGCTGGCTACGTTCACGCTAAATGCACGGACTTATCCCGGTAGCGGCACCACACAGACCCAGAGCGGAAACACCGTTCGCACTGTAGCTAGTCCGGTAGAGCAATATACTGAGCAACTTGACGTTCGGGTACGAGGACGCGCGGTTTCTATAAAAGTGGAGTCCAACCAAGTAAACACTCAGTGGAGACTTGGGACGACACGTATTGACCTAAGACCCGACGGGAGAAGGTAATGTCGGTAAGTAACGCTGTTGTACCATTCTTTGCCCAAGCCCCAGCTGAGTATAGCCAAACCTATACGTCACAGATTACGCGGTCTTTTTCTGTGTACGCTCAGCAACTAGCAAACCCCGGGCCTATCAGAGCGTACACACTTAACTTGACGGGTCTTTCTGTATTTGCGAACAACGCTGCGGCTCTTACTGGCGGACTTGCCGTAAATGATGTGTATAAAACTTCAACAGGTGAACTGAGGATAGTGGTATGACTGATAAAGAAACTCCTGAGCGTAAAGATGTATCCGTGCCTATTACGGCCCCCGCCCCTATAGGCGGTAGCGTGTTCTAATGGAAATGGAAATGGACTTACTCTTGAATATACTTTTTGCCGTAGTAATTAGCGGCCTAGGTTGGTGGCTTAAATCCCAACACGAAGAAATAAAACGCGTTACCATTCTGCTGAACAGAACTCGCGAAGAGTTTGGTCGTGATTATGTTAGCAAGGCCGACAGTAATCAAGTTTTGATGCAGATTATGAACAAGTTCGACAAGCTGGAAGAAAAAATAGACCGGTTAATGGAGCGGTAACATGCTATGGCAGTCCTTGAAACCATCATGGCAGCAAACGCAGCCTACGGAGTTATCAAGAAATGCCTTGAGAATGGGCGTGAGGTTGGCGGGATTATCGGCCAAGTTGGTAAATTCTTATCCGCCGAAGACGAACTAAAGGAAGCGGTAAAGCGTAAAAAGAATTCTCCAATAACAGCCATAACTGGCGGGTCGGAGGGCGACTGGGAAGAGTTCCAAGCTCTTGAAAATATTCAAGAACAGCGCCGTGAACTGGAGTCTTGGTGCAGATTGTACGGGCCTCCCGGCACTTGGGACAAGTGGCAATTATATCAGGCCGAAGCCCGTAAGGCTCGCAGGGCCGCACAAAAACAACGTGAAAAAGAACGCGAAGAGTTGGTCGAAATAGTAATGATATGCGTGGGTTGTCTGTTTGCAGTAAGTGGTATGGTCGCACTTATTTTTGTACTTGGTCGCTACATGGAGAAATGGTGATGTGGGTTCTCATTTGGTTTCAGATAATCAACAACAATGTCGCTCATTTTGAGCTTGGTCAGTTTGTATCCAGCGGCGAGTGCGCTAGGGCAAAAGACGACGCAAAGGTGCTTATTACCAACTCCAACATAGTGACGTATTGCTTTGAAATTGTACCGGAACAAGAAGGGTGACTACGTTGTATATGACAAGCATGGGGAAGTTGTTATAATAACGCACCACAAGAGGTACGCGATTGCGTACGCAAGGAGTATAGAAGATGGCAACAAGACTTGATGAGTGGAAAGTTTTACCACGTCTGATGATGCTGGTGACAACCATTATGTATATACGCTGCCTAGAATGGGCGCTCTCGCAACCGGACCTGTCAGTATCACAGGCGGGTCTAATATCAGTCGTAACTGGGGCCTTTACAGGGTCATTTGGCATTTGGATGGGTAAGGAGTCTAAATAATGTTACAAGCTCTACTAGGACCGATAGGCTCTCTTGCGGGTACATGGTTATCCTCTAAGGTCGAAACGAAAGCCGCTGAGACACGCATGAAGGTTTCTGAGGCTGATGCGAAGGCAAAGATCATGCTCTCCGCTGCTACGTCTGAGGCCGATTGGGAGCGTATCATGGCGCAGGGAACTCAGAACTCGTGGAAAGATGAGTATCTTGTGGGCCTTTTCAGTATCCCGCTCATACTCTCGTTCTGCGGGGAATGGGGTAGGAAGACGGTGGCCGATGGGTTCGACGCTTTGTCCACCATGCCAGATTGGTATCAATACACGTTAGGTGTAATTGTAGCCAGTAGCTTTGCCGTAAGGTCAGCAACTAAGTTTTTTGGAGGAAAGAAGTAATGTACAAGTTATCACAGCGTAGCCTTGATAGGCTAGACGGCTTAGATGAGCGTCTTGTTGGCGTCGTTAAGCTGGCTATCCACAAGTCTAAAATCGACTTCGGCGTCATTTGCGGTATGAGAACTCTGGAAGAGCAACGTGCCTTGGTTGAAAAAGGCGCGTCTCAAACCATGAAAAGTAAACATCTTGACGGGCATGCCGTTGACTTAATGGCGTATATTGGATCGCGTGGGTCTTGGGAATTAAATCTTTACGATGACATTGCTGACGCTATGGCCGAAGCCGCTCGTGAAGTTGACGTTCCAATCCGTTGGGGCGCAGCGTGGACGGTATCAAACATAGCCCAGTTTCACGGTGGCACTATGGAAGATGCTATGAACAGCTACATTGATGAGCGCCGCTCACAGAACCGGCGTCCTTTCATTGATGGACCTCACTTCGAATTAGTGGTGTAGTAGGTTATGCCTATCAGACCAATAGAAGAAGACGATATAGCAGCGGTTGTAGTGCTGGGGTACCAGATGCACCAAGAGAGTGTGTACCGGGACTTCGACTACAACCCGATCAAGTCTGGGAACATGGTGCATCGCTTCATATCTAACCCCGATAAGTTCTTCGCCTATGTCGGTTTTGCCAATGGCGACTACACGGGAGTGCTGTTAGGTTCTATCGGAGAGCATTATTTCGGTACAGACTTGATAGCATCCGACACACTGTGGTATGTGTCTCCACAAAGTAGAGGCTCTAGAGTAGGCCTGCAGTTGCTACGTGCCTTCGAAAAATGGGCCAAAGACCACAGCGCTGCCGAAGTTTGCATGGGTGTTTCGAGTGGGCTAAGTGCCGAGAAAACTGGGGGTATGCTCCAGAAACTCGGATATGATGTTGTGGGTGGAAATTATAAGCTGCGTGTTGTATAGTAGCTTAACAGTTTATATGAAGAGGTTCCTCAGATGTGTGGTGACGGTGTAGGTTCAGCTAACGATAGCAGCAACGATGACAAAAAAGACTCTGGTAATAGCCTTAAAGAGACTTTAGCGAACTTCTTCACGCCGGGTGACGGCATGTCTTATAATGATGGTGTTCTGACGGAAGACAACAGTAGCCGTGATTCGCAGTTTTACGACTATAGCCCCAACAATAAAAACGACGACGGCCCCGGATATGCAAATATCATGGTGAATGGCAAACAGAAGAAAATCCGTAGGGATGCTAACGACAAATACAAACAACGGTATGCGTCCGCCCTTTTCGGTGCCGCGACTGGTGGTCTTCCGGGTCTACTAAGCAGTATTGCTACTAACGAGCTTACCAAGGGTAAAACCGGTGCGGGTATTTTGGGGATTGGGGAAACGGCTGGTGATGCAGTTAGCGGCTTTAAAGGTTTGTTAGCCGAGCCAGATTTTAAAAATAAGGCAGAGGAAGAAGCATATCGCGCTACACAAAAAGAACGGCGCGACGCTATGATGGCGTCAATGCAGAGTGGTAACGATGGTCCCAGCGTTACCCCGACGACTGCGCCTACAGTGGCACTGCCCGGCCAGACAGGTGGCTCTGATATGAGCGGCGCTGCGGCACAGGGGGCGTTTAAACCGGTCCCTAACCCTGACTACGACCCTAATGATCCAATGTCTCAGCAGTTCATATCTAACCCTACCTACGCACAGCTGCTTGCCTATCAACAGAGTCAAGCTACAGGTATGGCTATGGGGGGCATGTTAGGTAGTCGCTCGCTACCGCCAGCGTATATGACGGCTATGATGATGAGTAATCCACAGTCTCGTAGTACTCCACCGCTAGAGATGTATCGTAGCTACATAGAGAAAACGTACGGCGACCCGACCTTTGACCAGAAAAGAGATACTTTCCTGAATGAAGTCCACCAAAAAGAAAAAGAAACTTTTTCTGGTGGCAATACGGCTTTTGGGTTTAACTCTACGGGAGACGTACCGCTGGCATATAACTCGGGGCCTATGCTGTCTACTGGGTTCAACTCCATGGAAGAAGCTGATCGCGCGGGGCTAGGAGAAAAGTCCATGTTGTCGTTCGGTCCGAGCCTCGCAGCCCCTGCCTTCGGAATGGCTGAAGGCGGCGAAGTAGCAGGTGGTAACGAAAAGACTATGATCGCTGATGCAGTGAGCGCCGTAAAAGGTGAGATGTCTCAAGAGAAATCAGCGGTTGTATTAGGGCAGTTTTTAGCAGCTTATGGTGAAGACGCGCTACGAGATTTGGTAGACAAGGTGCAGTCTGGCGAGCTGGATGATACAGTAGACCGTTTCGCAAACGGCGAAGCTGGTGAGGTTAACGGGCCGGGCGATGGTTCCGGTGTGGACGACAAAGTCCCTGCATCTCTCGAAGGACAGCAAGACGTACTACTTGCCGACGGAGAGTTTGTACTGCGCAAGAAGACTGCAGATGCACTAGAAAAGAAGTATGGGGGCGGGTTCCTCGATGCTGTAAACGAAGCCGAAACTAATGCACCACGCACTATGCGTGAGTACATGGCGAAGAAAGCGTAAGGAGCTAATTATGTGTGGCGGTGGTGGTACAACGTATAATACGACAACGACTAACAGTGCTGCTCAGGCAGACTTACCTGCGTGGGCGAAACCTTACTTTGAGCGCAATATCGCCAAGGCAGAGGCAGAGTTCTCTAAGCCCTACGAAGGCTACACAGGCGAGCGCATTGCAGGTACCGACCCTAATGTAGCTGCATCTCGCGATAACATGCTGGGTATAGCCGATACAGGCGTTGCGGGGCTTAATACCGCACAAAACTACGCCACAACGGGTATGGACCGCGCTACAGAGCTGGGTAACTACACTGGTACTGAGTTCTCGGAGTATGGTTTCCAAGAGCCGGGTAAGTTTACCGGCGACGCAGTATCTGAGTACATGTCTCCTTATATGCAGAATGTAACTAACATACAGAAGGACGCTGCTATAGAAGACTTTAACCGTCTACAAGGTTCTAGGGACGCAAAAGCAGTACAAGCAGGTGCATTCGGTGGCTCACGTCAAGGCGTTCAGCAAGGTCTAGCACAAGAGCAAGTGCTCGGCCAACTAGCTAGTATCCAAGCCACTGGGCAGCAGAAAGCCTACGAAGACGCCTCCAAGCAGTTTGGTGCCGATAGAACTGCCGCGATGTCTGACGAAAACCGCCGTGCCGTGGACGCCGCGCGCGTGCAAACTAGCACTGAAGCAAGTGGTCAATTCGGGGCAAACACAGGTCTCGCAGCATTAAAGACAGGGCAGGGGCTTGGTTCAGAACTTACCCGTTTGGGAGAGATCGGGCGGCAAACAGATATCCAAAACGAGCAGCTGCGTGAAGGTGTTGGTCAAAATATACAAGCGGAAGGCCAAGCGGGCCTCGATTTAGAATATGCTAACTTCCTTGAACAGCAAGGTTACACTCGTGAGCAGATCGGTAACATGACCGGCATCCTTTCCGGCATGCCTATTGCTGCAACGGGCACAACGACATCTTCAGGTACGACTACTAGCCCGCAACAAAACCCGAGCACACTTTCGCAGGTAACTGGTGCGGGTCTTTCTGGACTATCTCTATACAAGGCGTTCCAATAATGCTTAATATGATCGACACCCAAGACAAACTGAAAAACTTCTCAGAAGATCAGTTAATAAAAGAAATGCAGATGCCTTCAGGGTCTGCACCTCAGTTTATGGTCTTGGGCGAGATCGAACGCCGTAAGCGTATGCGCCAAGATGCGCAGCGGCAAGAGGGTCTTATGCAGCCTACGGTGGCTCAAGAAGCGGTTAACGGCGCGGGTGTACCTCAAAAGGGACTTGCGGGGATTGCACAGTCTCTCGCCCCGAAGACCGATATGACACAAAATACTGGTGTACCTAACGCACAGGCATCGAACCTCCCTGCACAACCTAACCAACCTCAAAGGATGGCCGACGGTGGTGTTTTACGTCTTGCCCCCGGCGGGAGTATGTCTGGTGGAACGCTATCTGCTATTGCTAACTTAAAAGTTATGCGCCCAGACTTGTACGAAGAGTACAAAGACGATCCTGAGATGCTTGAATTAGCTGCGGAATTCCTCCTCACCTCTGCCAAAGACTCAGAAATGACTGGCTTGGAATCTTTAGCTGCAGAGCAGGCGGCAACTCCTAAGCCTGTAGCGTTTGTTGGGGGTCTTCCTTTCTACGTTTCAGGAGACGGTCGGTCCATTGTTGATAGAGATGGCACAGTAGTTACAGAGTCTAGCATCCTGAATAGTATAGCCCAGTCAATGGCGGCTCAAGCCGAGGCTCGGGGTTCTAAGTCTCCCACAAATGTATTTGATTCTCCACAAGGCATAGCATCCGCCGGTGCCGGTGCTGGTGCTGGTGCTGGTGCTGGTGCTTCTGACTTTGTACCGGGCAGTGCATTCGACGCCACGCAGAGCTATTCTAGTGCGCCACAGATGGATGTGAGAGAACCTTTAGCTAGTGAAATAGATCGGTTTACCACCAATTTACAGGGTGTGTTCCAACCTCGTTATCCCGGTGATACTCCACAGCAGCAAGCTCTAGTCGCTGCAGACCAAGGTGATGGGAGTGGTGTTGTTCTAGAAAGTGGTCCTCTTATTCAAGAGAGTGACGGCGGAGAGTACGGCATCGCAGGGTTAACTCGTCGTAGAGCAGAACAAGAGCGGCGTAACGAAGAGCGTTTAGCGGCACAGGCCGCAATGCCCGAAGATTTAATCTATGGTGGGGAACCTGTCCTCACTCAACCTGAACCTGATGAAACCGGTTATGTTGCTAGGAACCCCTATGATACACCTTATCAGCAGGCTCAGGTCGCTAAGGATCAAGGTGGTGGAGATGGTGGAGATGGTGGAGATGGTGGCTACATTCCCACAAACATACGCCCCACAGAGCTAAATACTCCCGCGATGCGTAACGCTCTCTCTACTGATAGCGGCGCGGGTCTTGCTACTGGGCTACGTAATGCGGCTGAAGCGAGCCAAGATGGTAGAGAAACTTCTAGCTTTATGGACATGTTCGACACGCTGAAAAATGCGGAGGCCAGCACATTTAGGGATGTTTTAAACAAGTACCGCGTGCCTGATCCAGAAACGCAATCCGTTAATAACCAAGAAGAGATTGCGCGTATAAACATAGAAATAGCAGAGGCTGAAGCTGCGGGTAACAGCAACTTAGTTATTACACTAGATACCCGCCGTAAACAGTTGCTTATGCAAGAAAATTTAAGCGAAGCTGCAAAAGATGTAGGTGAGGTTTTTAACCCCGGTATATCGAACTTCGTGCGGGAACAATATAGTACGCGTGTTGCTCCGTTTATTACTAGCCCTCAAGAGGCCGCTGTAAGTCTTGATACCTTAGCCGCAGAAAGGGTAAAAGCCAATGCCGCAGAAAGAGAACGCGAGGCAAGAATAAAACTTCTAGAAGGCGGCGCAACGACTGTACCTACTGCCGCCAATACTGGCATAGCCTCTATCAATGACGCCGCCCGCATGAAAGAGATAAATAAGATACCGGGTCAGGGCGTAAAGACTGCGGCGCAACAGGAAAAGATCGGCGCTGCCTTAAAAACCGTTACTGACCCGGCTGCGATGCCCCCTGCGGTAAAACCGGACACTGGCACTGGTGGCACAGGTACCGGCAAGAAGAGCGGTATTGTGGCCGCGAAGAATCAGATGGACCAAGACAAGTGGTTGGCTCTGGCACAAGCTGGCTTTACGCTGATGAGCACTGGTGATTTCGGCAAAGCGGGATCAGCGGGCCTAGCCTCGCTCCGAGAGTCCAAAAAAGGCGACCGCGAAGAGCGTAAGCTAGAAGCTGAACTGATGCTTAGGGACGTACAGATGGCAGCGGCAAACCGCAAGGGTACGACTAAGCCCCCTACAGTAGCCGCAGCGGCGTTAAATAACGCTGATAGCAGAGTTCAAAGTGCGCGAGAAGCGCTCGCCGAGGCGAAAACTCCAGCTGACAAGTTAGCAGCTGACAAAGCTCTTGAAGACGCGCTATACTACCAGAACGAGCTTACTCAAAGGTACGCTGCAAGTCTGGGCATAACGCCAAGAGCTGGCGGAGATGGCGGACCGTCTAGAGTTACCGGTGCTTCGGTAAAAACTTAACTAAAAAGGGGCATCTGCTATGGGCCTGTACCAATACATTGATCCGCAGACAGGTAAAGCGTACGAACTAGAGCACGCTGGGGACGCCCCAACCGACGAAGACTTTGCGGTTTTAGCTGGTGTATTGCGGCAAGACCGAACGCAGATTGCTCAGGAATACGAAAGTCGTTTTGGGGAAGCCCCAGAAGCGTTTGACGATGGCACTGCATTAGGTCGTGGCTATGAGCGTGGTAAGAAGCAAGTTAAGCAGGCTTTTGGTGAAACACTCGGCACAGCGGGTGAGCAGTCAGGTCTTGGGTTCCTTGCAAACTATGGGCAGGGTTTAGAAGAACGTGCTAGGCAAGAGCTAGGCGAACTGCAGTTGGAACAACCAGAACGTATGCAGTCTACCGACGTAGAAGGTTTTGGTTCTGGGCTAACGTACGCGGGTGAAATTGCTGGCGAACAAATTACACAGCTAGGTCTTGGTCTAGGTGCTGCCGTAGCTGCCCCAATTTTAGCTGGTGCCACAGGTGTTGCTGCCCCGTTTGTTATCGGTGCAGGTGCTGCCGCCCTTGTATCGGCACCGATCTTGTTCGGTAACAACATCCAACGTCAGGAAGACGAAGTAGCTGCAGGCACTAAACTTAGTGTCGATGTGGGTGACGCGTTAACCGCTACTTTCGGCCAAGCACTCCTTGAAGGTGTGTCTGACAAATTGTTGCTGGGTGGTGCGTTACCTAAAATAGGTAAGTCTTTATTTGTCCGTACAACTGCGCGTTTCGGCGGTGGTGCTACTACTGAGGGCTTGACTGAAGTCGGTCAGCAAATGATGGAACGTGCTCAAGCGGGGCTAGAAGTTGATAGTGACGAAGCTATTGCCGAATACCGCGAAGCTGCCATCGCAGGTGGTCTAATCGGTGGCGGCGTACGTGCCACAGGCTTCGGCGAACGCAGCGAGATAACTCCTGTCGTGCCCGAAATAATACTAACCCCCGAGGAAGAAGCTGCAGCTGCGGTAGAAGCTCAGGCTAACGAACTTGTAGCGGACGATGTAGCCGCAGCCGAGCCAGTTGCCCCCGCCGATCCAACGGAGCTAACCCCTGCACAGGAAGCTGTTGTGGCGGAAGAGGGGCCACAGGCTGAAGCAATCGTCAAAGTTGCTAAAGCTAAAGTTGCTGAGTACTCAGCAGAACCTGCCGTAGAGCCTACCGTAGAGCTAAACGCCCAACAAAAGTTCGATCAGGCGCAAGCCAAGTTCCTTGCAAAGCAAGTAGTCACTGAAGAGATGCTCACCGATTTAGGTATCAGTAAAAACTCGCCTCTACGTAAAGCCAAGGCTCGGAAAATAGTAGGTTTGCCTATTACTGACCCTAAAGTAAAAGAGCAGTTGGATACGTACGTAAAAACATCAGGCGCTCCCGCTAAGACAATAGCTAAGGTAGATGCGTTGTTAGGAGGCGCAGATGCGGGATTGGGAATCACACCTACAGATATCAATGCCGGACTTGGAGATGGCGTTCAAGGTCGTGGACCGAGCTTGGAGCAACTCGAACCAGCAGATGGCACAAGTGGAGATACCACCGGCGTTGCACCACCTGTCACGGGACCAGTGGGAGATAATCTGCGAGATGTTAGCGGAGATGCAATACCAACTGGACTGGGCGCAGATACACTAGAGGCGTCACAAGTTGACGATCCTACCAGAAATAAAGCAACTGCCGAAAGACTTGTAGCCGCCGCCAACGCAAAAAGGGCGGTTGAAGCCCTCGAGCAAGAAGTCGACGCAATCGTCACCGAGCCGATTACACAGGAGCCAGTGGCTCCACAACCACAAGGCACCCCAGAAGCTACACCTGCAATGGTGCAAGCGGCGGCTCCCGGCCAAGTTACTGAGACTGCAGGGCAAGTTATTCCCCCTGCGATACCTCCAGCACCTCGTGTTGCCCCCGCCCAAGTACGAGGTGCATCCATACCTCAAGCTGATCTACAAGCCGTAGATGATGCGCGCAGTGCCGTAGCTCAAGCACAGCTCGACAGTACATTCGAGAATAATCGTGGCAAACAACCTGAAATACGTGAATACCACGACTCTCAACTCGACCCTCGCGATACCCCAGAGGTTACAACTGCGGTGGACAAAGAAGGTATTGTAGAACTTATCAACACCAAGGACGCTGACTTGGGTGTGACAGCTAAAGCTGCTAAGTTGTACTTCAAGCGGTTCCGTAGACCTGTAGATGCCCTCGCCGAAATGGGCGCAGTGTCGGCAGTCGGACCTACGCAGTCCATAGAGAGAGATTACACGCCCGCACAGTTCTCGTTCTATAAAGGTATGACTAACAAGTCTGCTATGAACGCAGGGAAGTGGGTACGTAGTAACATGTCCCCCCAAGCTATGGCTGTTATCGTTGATGCAGCTGCACTAGCAAGACAGGATACCGCTAAGTTCAGCCCATCCGATGCCTATATCGGCGTTACTAAAGCGATGAAGGGTATCCAAGAGAAAGAAGACACGGCGTTTGCAAAACAGATGAATCGTGAACTTGCTTCTCTGGAACTACAAGCTAAAGAACCCGCTGCGCTAGGACAAGAGATGCGCGGCGAAGGGCCAGTAGGCGCGATCAAGCCCATAAAAGGCCAGACCGCATTTGATTCTTACATGCTCGGCATGGGCTTTAAGAAGCGTAAAGTTCCTAATAAAGATGAGTATAATTATTTCGACCCGGAAAATGACAATCGAGTCCTAACACCAGAAGAAGTACAAGAGTACTACGATGGTCTTGCCTATACTCAGAACGAGCTGGGCTTCTTACTTATTGATCCTGTGCATGGCCTTAACCAAGCGTTGTTGCCCAGCATCCGTAACGCGCTGCAACGTGGTGACTTGCAGTTCGCTCTCAACGCTATTGCTGCGACTAGCCAAGTAGACCGCATCCGCCAGATCGCTGCCAAGTTGGCCGGAGTTGTTGGCACTACGAAGGTGCAAGTGGTTGACGATATCTCGCCTTTGGCGGGGCGTAAAGCTGCAGGTATGTTCGCACCCAAAACGAATACCATCTACATCGACGCTGCTAATGGCATGAACGTGCATACTGTTCTGCACGAGATGACTCACGCTACTACCTCGGCGTCTTTGGCAAACCCGCTACTACCGGAAACCATGCAGTTGAAGAACTTGTTGACGGCAGTTCGTAAGGAACTGGGCGACGTATACGGCACCCGTAGCCTCGATGAGTTCGTGGCCGAAGCCTTCAGCAACCCTGAGTTCCAGAGTGCGTTAGCCTTGCTAAAGTTAGACAACGGCAAGATGTCAGGCTGGGAGAAGTTTACCAGCGCAGTGCGCAACATTGTGCGCAAGCTCATAGGTCTGCGCCCAAAAAACCAAACGTCAGTGTTAGACCAAGTGGATAGCATTATCAACGGCATGCTGGCCCCGTCACCCGCTACACGTAGTGCTCCTAGCATACTGCTAGAATCAGGAACTTCCGAAGGTAGCTTAAATATTGCCGGGAGCACAGTAGAAGCTGTACCAACGAGTAAACGTGCCGAGTACGTAGAGATGGCAGCGGACGTCGTCTATAACAGCGGCGAACCTGCCTTACGTGGTGTGAAGAATATTATCCTCGGATCGCTGGACTCCCGCATCCTTGCAGATGTTGCGAAGAAAAAGATTCCGTTTGCTCCGCAGTTAAACATTATGATCCGCAAGATGAGCGGCGCTATGCGTAAACGCACTGATGCACTGGATGCCATGGTTGGTAATTACGCAGCGTGGGCACGGAAGGCTGATAACAAAGCAGCGGTAAAAATACTTAACAATATTATCCCTAAGTCTACCGCACTGAAAGTAGACCCCTCACTTCTTCGCGGGTTCTATAGCTCCTACAAGACCGCGTATCACGACTTAGTTACCAAGAAATCTGTGGTAAAAGAGTTTTCGACTGAACAGGCGCGGACTGCTTGGGTGCAAAATTTTAACGCTAAGGTAGATGCAGCTAAAACTACCAAGGCAAAAAACATGAAAGACCCTAATCCGCAGGATTTGGAAGTCTATGACGCCTTACGCGAGCAGTATGTCAGCATGGGAACGCAGGGTCAGGCGTTCTACCGTCAGATGCGTAACTTTTTCCAAGATACGTATGACGAAATTTTACCTGCGCTACGTACTCGTTTAGAGGCTACTATTAGTGACCCTGCTACCCGTGCCTCGGCTTTTGAGAAGTTGTCCGATATTCTTATGAAGGAAAGTGGTATTATCCGTCCTTACTTCCCATTGATGCGTAAGGGTAAGCACCGCTTGCAGTACACAGCCTTAAACGAAAAAGGCCAACCTGACGTAATAGTGGAATACTACGAGAACCGCAGATCGCTGAATAGAGCGTTTGAACTCGCGAAAGGCGTAAGTGTAGCGGGGACTCAGCCGGAGTATACTCGTGCAGATCAGCCGATGAACTTCAACGCTGTCCCTAGCTCTTCGTTTGTGTACGACATCTTAAAGCAGATGGAGTTTTCCAAGAATAATTTTCGGGATAAAAACGGTAATCTAGACAACAAAGCGTATGAGGCGGCTGTCCAAGGCGTTGTAGACCTAGCCCTCGATGCTATGCCCGAGCGTTCGCTCATGCAGGGGTTCCGCAGACGTAAAAACGTACGCGGTTATATTGGGGACATGACACCTACCAAAATAGGTGACACCGAGTTCGATGCTATAACTATGATGAAGGGGAAGGGCCGTGACCTGAACCGCCAGATTGTGCAGATACAATCGGCAGCGGAGATCGAGAAGTTCCGTATTCAGTTGAAAGATGGAGGCTACCTAAGCAACCCTGAGACTGCGGAAATTGCACGGAAGTTAGACCAGATCGCAGCGTTCGCTCAGAAACCTAACGTCCCTCGTTGGTCGCAGGTAGCTAACGGTGTCGGCTTTAACCTGACCATGGGTTTAAACTTTTCGTCGGCGGCTATCACGTTCTTCGATGTGGCTATGAGTGCTATGCCGATTATTTCCGCAGAGTACGGGGTAGTAGAAACCGCCGCTGCATACCGCGCCGCTATTAAACTAATGGCGAACGCCCCAAAAACACGGGGTATCATGGTATCTGGTCCAGACGGTGTACCTATAGAGCAAGAAGTAAAAATGGGCGTAATCGGTAAGGCTATTTTTAACTATACGCCGGACCAACTGCCTCCAGAAATGCAGGCGGTTCGGGCTGACATCTTGATTGATATGGCTAGTGACCAAGGTCAAGCCAACCAGTCTATGACACAGGAAAGTCTTGAAGTAGGTCGTGATGCTCCTTTAGAGGGTATTAACAAGTGGAGCAGTGCTATGTTTCACCACTCAGAACGCTTCAACAGAGAAACAACTCTAACTGCGGCGTACATGCTAGAAGTTAAAAAACTGCAGGTTGGGGGCAGACAGCTTACCGACCAACAGTACAAAGACGCGGCGCAGAAAGCTATTGACACGACCGAGTTTACGCTTGGTTCGACTGCAGCTGCGGGGCGTCCGGTATGGGCACAAAGTGGTATTGGTAACGTAGCCTTCTTGTTCAAACGGTTCGCCATCGCCAAATACTACATGATGTATAAGTTGGGTATCGACTCTATTGGCTCGACAAACATCCAGACCATCATGCAGGAGCAGGGTGTAACCCAAGAGCAAGCGCAACAAATTGTAGCCGAGCGTAAGATAGCGCGGCTTGGACTCCGGAACTTCTTAATTAGCACGGGTGTTATGGCAGGTGCTGGTGGTATGCCGCTGATGGGTGCTTTGGGTGCCATATACAACATGTTCGCTGATGACGACGAGGACGATTTCGAATCCGCACTACGCAAATATATTGGAGAAGGTATATACGGGGGTCTAGCCAATGAAGTTCTTGGTATCGACGTTGCTAGTCGTATATCACTCAACAGCCTGCTATATCGCCCACCGTTTATCGAGAAAGACCAAAGCCCTATCTTTACCTTCGTGGAACAGCTAGGTGGTCCTTTGGTAGGCTTGACTAACAACGCCCTTCGCGGCGGTGCAGAAGTTATAGATGGTCTTAAAACGAGCAACAGTGATGCCATCCGACGCGGTAGCGAAACAGTGATGCCCGCGTTCTTACGGAACATATCCAAGGGGTTTAGGTTCTACAACGAAGGCGCAACCACACGTCGAGGTGATCCAGTCACAGAAGACATCAGCTTGTACAATGCCCTAATGCAGGCAAGTGGGTTCGCGCCAGAAGCATATGTCCGTGAGCTTGAGTACAATCGGAATGTTATGCGCCGTAAAAAGACTGTAGAAGAAAGACGCTCTAAGCTAAACAAACGTCACAACATGGCACAGATGGTAGGGGATAGATCAGAGATGCGTAAGATACGTGCGATGATGGACGAATTTAACGTAAGTCTACCCAAAGGTGCCGAAGACCGTAGGATTACAAACGCAACCCGGGAAAGTTCTTACAAGGCTTTCGTTACTAACTCGGGCAAATCACGGGGCGGCGTAATGCACACGCCCTTTATGGATAAGATACGGGACGAGTTTAACCAATAGTAAAAAAGCCCCCACGTGAAGTGGGGGCCAGTAAGTACTTTTAAAGTACAGAGAACAACATTATGAGCAGTAATGTCGTGCCTGCACTGTTACACAGTACGCCATGCTCGTAAACCTAATTTACCACTTTCCACGCACGCTTGGGTATCGAACTCCCATTTTTTACGTTTTGCGAGCTTCTGCAGTTGTTCTTTAGCCTTCTCGGTGTTGACACACGGGATGAATACAGATGCCGTAACACCCATATCCTCCCATGCTACCGTTACCCGCAACCCGTCAGGGTTTAGGTCATCAACCTTTAGTACCTTCTGGTCCATTATCATGCTCCATCTCTGTAAACTTCATCTCTAGCACCCAGTCAGGTGGAAGGTTAAAGTCCGTGCCTTTAGTCAGGCGCTTCTTAACGCGCTTGGCTCCTAGCTTTTCTTTCAAGTCATCCACTACGCCTTGGTAGTTTATTTGCTGGTCAATACACCACTCTCGGAATGGCTTGAGGCGCAGGAACAACAACTTGGTATCTGGCTCGTAGCGTGCAACCAAAGTATTGCGGGGAGTCGCACCGACTGGAACAAGTTGGTCTAGCCCATTGTCATTCTTACCACGCAAGTCCTCAGTGCTTTCGATCTTGAGCATGTTGTTGTAGTTTTCTGACAAGTAGTTGTTCAGTGTTTCAGTGACGGATGCCCCTGCGTCTTTGACGTAGTTACGACGAGATATCAACTCACCCACAATCCATCTATACACTGAGGCTACATCGTAGTTTACGAGGTCCAACTTTTTAGCGATCATCAAACCAGCGATAATCGCGGCGTTACCGTTCGTCCAGAACCGATGCTCCGGCCCAAGACCTGCGGACTTGTCTAGGCGTATACGCACAGAGTCTACGATCTTACGCACTTCGTCTTTGTTGTTGATGACCCACTGGATGTACTCAATGCCGATATGCCCGTAGTTCGACTTAAAGTCTTCTATGAGGTGGGCAGTGGCAGTATTGTCGCCTTTGGTAAAGTTCATCATCTTCACGTTTAGCTCAAACATCCGCAGCATCTCTGCTTTCGGCGTTGCCTTATACCGACCCAAGATTTCCCACGCGCTCGTGTTACCCGAACTCAGAGCAAGTAGTTGCCAAGGCTTACCCCGAGCGCGTTCGGTATTGCCATTAGCGGACATGCGGTTTTTCTGCCGCCCGCTGGATACTTGATAGGTGTAGTCAGACATCTGTTCGCCGTTTACGTTCGTCATCTCATCAGACACCAGCGGGATATTGTGCATCACCTCACCCCTCAACATACGAGCGTTGTGCGTATCCTCTTTGCTGTTCATCAGTTCCTCGGGGCTACCCCAGATACCAATAGCTGCCATTTGTGCCGTTGTTTTACCAACACCCGAACCACCATATAGGTGTATAGACATACTGTTGAGTCCTGTGACTGCCATCAGCGGCGAGCCAAAACCGACGCCGACAACGTATTGGTGCAACTCGTACCCCGGTTTGTTATAAAAATTAAGCAGATCAAGGTTCTTCTCGCGCGTACCTTTCGGCTCGAACGCATCTATCAGCCCTGCTGTTGTAGACGAAGGCGGATTAAAATCTACGTCTGCCGCCGTGACTAGCTTGTCGCCCAGCACGAAAGACCCCATATCGTCACCGGTCCAGCCGAATTGGCGGTGTGCTTCATCTGCAATGGTGGTACGTTGCAGTTCGTCTACCCACTTTGTCGTATATGCCATTAACTTATCCATTCCTTTCCCGAATGCGGTTACGCCTTCTTTCGCCATGCACTTACGGAACTCCTCACGTGAAGTTATACTCGTAAGGGGTACGTTAAACTGGCGTACACCGTCTTGTGGTAAATGTAGGCGAAACACTAACGTCTCGCCCAGTTCGAAGTCGTGTAGTCTTCTCGTAATGTAGATGTCGTGGTGGTAGATCAGGTCTTCGTCGATGTCCCCGTCAGCATTGCTACTACGCAGGAACACCCCACCAGCCGCACCACGAAAATATGGCTTGGGGTACTCTGGTATCTCAAAATCTTCGGACTTCTTCATACCGCCTTTGAGGATCGGTGCAGACACCACCACATCGCCCTCAGACTGCCGAATACGTTTGCCCAGTACGATAGGGGATTTGATCTCACCCCACAGTGGGCAGTCTCGGCACGTGCCTTCGTTCAACTCGTCAAAACGTGCGCAGGTGTACGGACCTTTAATCTCACCCATCTTCTTGCGCATATCTTCTTCGTTATATGCGGGGTGTTTGTTGGATATCTTAGTCGCGGCTATGTCCCCATCACTGCAGAACTTAGCAATCGACAGCCCAGCCCTCCATAAAGGTTCGCTAACCTCTGACTGGTTCATCGCGATATACTTTAACTGCTCACACCCACGACCCTCAACAGTCTTCTTCATAATAGTCTTGAAGATGTTCTCAGAGTTTTCGGCGTAGGCTTCGTAAAGCGCGTCGGTACCCAGATCAATCTTGATAACTGGCTTCGCTAGGACACCCAGCTTGGATGTAAAATCCTCCAGTACCACAGGCTCCGGTATCTCCAAACCAAGAAACTCTACGGGCAGGGGCGGGTCTTGTTTTTGATTGTATGAACCCGGCACGCGGAGGATTTGCGCGAGGTTTGCAGTGACTACAGGGTCAGCGCGAAGGCCATTATCAACACACGCTTGCTTTAGCCGCTGGGCCTCTACCACCCACCGCTCCGCCGAAACTGCTTCGGTAAGAGGCCAATACACGTGCACCCCATTACCACTGTTTATCATAAACGGTCTGGGTAGGTCGAGTTTCTTACAGAATTCACGCAGTGCGTTTACCGCAGCTTGTTGTGACGGGTACTCTTTGAGTGGTCCGCAATCCAAATCAAGGAATAGAGACTTCATCTCGCGGACGTTTATAGCCTTACGACTGCCTACCTCGTTGTAGGTACCCAAAGCAAAATACGTGTTGAGGCCATCTGCGCCAAACTTTCGTGTCGCGCGGTCTACTTCCTCAAGGGTATCGTAGAACTTCTGTATTAGTACGTCATCCTTGGCCGCGAATACGCAGTAATGGCCGGAGTCACTGAGAAGGCTACGTAAAAAATCTGGTATGTTCATTGTTGCTGCTCCAAAATATAACGTGGCGGGTTCTAAAAGGGTGATGAACCCGCCACGACTACCTATCGTTTAGACTAGGTGAGTGACCCCTCAATCATCCCAGTCGTCCACGATAGAAGCGAGATCGGCCTCGTTGGTAGAGGGAGCAGATACCTCTTTCTTCTTGGCGACCTTCTTCGGCTCAGGCACAGCGTCGATATCAATCTCGTCTACTGCAACTGGACCATCACGCTTATCCTGCACGTTATCAGTTTCGGATACAGTCAGCGTAATTGCTTTGATAGCGTCTTCGCTATCTTTCATAGCCACGGCTTGATGTAGTTCCTCTTCCGTCAACGGACGGACTGGCTTGAACATCAGTTTCGGTGTGGCGCTATTCTCGTCAAAATACATCTGTGTGAGTACAGCAATGGATGGCGTCTTGTGCGCCCTTAGATACTTAACGTACGCTTGCATTCCCATCTTACCGTCTTTGGCCTCACCAAAGATAGACGTAGCTGGCAGTTGCATTTGGTACACTGTATCAAACTCACCCTCTAACATCACAGCGATACGCTGATTATAGCGGCATGCGCGGCTTTCGCCTTGCCCAGAACCCTTTATATTTTGTGGGCAGTCCATGCAGCGGGTCGATTGGCGTGTCTCCGTTGGTACTTTGGGAGCGGATACTTGCGTATCAATAGACCAGCAGGCTGGCTTGGAAGGGTTATCCGCGTCATACGAACCTTCGTAGAATGTACGAGATAGCTTAGCTGCATTAATAATGACCACGTTCAGTAGGCCATCGGTTTTAACATTAACCTGTTCACCGCCGACCATTTGACGGAAACGTCCACCACGAAGGCTAATACGGTTTGAACCGCCGCCACCGCTACCGCCAGCAAGATTGTCATCGGCTTCTTGTAGGGACTTAAACAGGTCACTGCTCACGAGGGAATTTGTACCCTCAAATAGTGTCATATCTGACATTTTTATTCTCCATCTTTTTTTGTTTTAGAGGTACGAGTCTGCACCTTTTTGGTTTTATCAGTCAAGGCTGCTTCAACGTCGTCTAACCGAAACCGGTAAACTCCGCCGATATTGATGTAGGCACTGGTAGGGATATGCCCAGAATGTACCCACTTTCGAATGGTAGACAAAGATACGTTAAAGTACTCCGCTACCATATTCATGTTGGCGTATTTCGCCTCTACTTCTGTCATTTCTTCCTCACAGAAATTGCGTACTCAGAATCCACATTAAGACCTGCGGGTAGTTGGTCAGGGTTCTCTTCTAGGAACTGACGTACATGCGTTTGATTTAAACGCTTCTCGAAGAACTCAGGGAGATCATGTTCCATGATAAACTTGTGCATGGATTCCCAGTCGCTCGTCCAGTAACGCTGCTTCACAGTACGGTAAAAGAGGCCCGATGCAGTGCGAACACTATCGACTTCATGCTCCTTGCAGTATTGCAGTAAAGCGAACTTTACCTTGTCCTGCTTTTCGCGGAGTTGGCCCTCTTCTTCTTTGTATTTTGCGGTTACTTCCGCACGCTTGTCACGTATCTTAGTGTACGTACTGACCAGCTTATCGACTGAAATGCTCATTTAAGTTCTCCGTTTTATAGTACCTTATAGTTGTGTCACCGTCGTACAGTACTTTATATCGGTTAGTCAAGCATTTCTTTGTATAAATCTATTATAGCTGAATGTATGTTTTTACGGTCATCCAGCAGCTTATAAATACGTTTCTCTGCAGCGGAGCCAGCGATCTGAATTACCGTGCATTTATGCTTCTGTCCGGCACGGTGAATACGTGCGTTAGCTTGTAGATACGTCTCCAGAGAGGGGGTCGGACCCCACCATACGATTGTGTTCGCCGCCGTAAGTGTGACGCCGTGTGCAGCGGACTGTGGTTGGATCACTAGAACTCTCGGGTCGGGATTGTTTTGGAAGCGTTCGAATATATCTGTGCGGTTAGACGCAGATACGTCTCCTCGTATGACCTCTGACGTTATGCCGTCAGCTCGGAGCTTCCTAGTTAGCATGTCGATAGTGTGTCGGAACGGTACGAACACGAGGATTTTCTGGCTGCTTTCGTCAATGGTCTCTCGGAGTGCTTGATATCGGCTCCTGATGTCGAACTCTATGGAGTCACCGTCGTCAGTATACACTGCCCCTGCGCTGATCTGCAGTAGCTTGTTCATGTTGATCGCAGCGTTCGCAGAGGTTATGGATTCCCCAGCTACCTGCATCAACATCTGCTTTCGTAGTGTGTCGTAGTATTTCTTCTGCTGTGCGGTCATTTCGACAAAGCGTTTAGTGTAGACCATATCTGGCAGGTCAAGGCACTCTTCTTTAGTAAACCTAATCGCAGGCTGCAGTACGTGGTGTACCGTGTCCTTGGCGGTATCTTTCGGCTTGTAGGTGAACTGTGTAACCTTGTGCATCACCATGTCTCTCCACGCACCGAAGAACCTCGGTACCGACAGCGGGTTGGCTAACT